AACTGCTTCGAACGCGCGTAGACGTCGCGGGCCGCGGTGTCGAAGTCCTCTTCCGACAGTCCGAGCTCGGCAAGGACCTCGGCCGGGGCGTACTTCGCGCGTGCGGCGAGCCGTTCGAAACGATCGAGGCGCTCCTTGTGAGAGGTGCGCTCGCGCTCGAAGTCGGCCCGCTCGCGGGCTAGCTCCGCGCGGCTTCGCTCCTCGGCCTTCTTGACCGCGCCCATGCGGCGCGCGGTCTCCGGATCCTTGCCGAGCTCGGCGTCATCATCCACGTCGACATCGGCGTCCTCGTCGATGTCGTCGTCATCGACCTCGGTGTCGTCGTCCTCCCCGACGTCCGCGGCCGCGGCCTTCGCGTCGGGCTTCTTCGCCTCGACCGCGGGCTTCTTCGTCTTGTCGGCCTTGTCGTCGGCGTCAGCAGCCGCGTCGGCAGCTTTGTCGGCCGCCTCGAGCTCCGCGATGATTGCCGCGCGAGTATCTGCGCGTCCTCCGTCGGTCGCCGTCTCGGCGACGTCCGGAGCAGAACCCACCTCGGTCTGCTGATCGGCCATCTACGATCCACGCTCTCCCATACCCGCCGTTTTTCAAAACAGATGAACTTTAGGCGGACTGCAGTTGCATCGCCTGGGGCGAGAAAGCAGAGACCGCGGGCGCATTTGTAGGCGTCGGTGCCGCGCTCGGCATCGGCGGTCCGGCGGCCGCGGCGTTCGGATCGACGTTGCCATTCGCGGGCTGGTTCTGCTGCGAGTCCATCCACGCCGCGGTGACGATGAAATCACGCATGTTCGAGAGCACGTCCTCGGGTGCGCCGTCGTCGGACCACATGAGGTACTGCATCTGGCCGCGCCAGACCGCCATCTTGAGGTTGATGAACGGCTCCGGCATCACGACCTTGCCGTCGGCGATCTCTTCGAACGTATGCTCGATGTTTTCGAGGCCCTCGGTGTAGATCGACATCGCGCGCTCGAGGTCGGGATGCTGCAGCAGGCGACGCGCCTCGTCCTGCGAGACAACGCCCGCCTGTGCCCACTCGATGACCTGCTGGGTGCGGCCCGCCGGCGTGCGCGCGAGCGTCGAGGCGGCCGCGAGTTGGATCTTCACGTCCACGAGGTCGACTTCCGACCACGGAATCTTGCGGGTGCCGAAGCGCGACCGGCGAATCATCACCGGCGCTTCCTTGCTGAGCGTCTTGCACGCCCAGATCAGCAACAACACGATGTCGAGGACGAAGCGCTCGAACGCCTTCTCCTGCATCGAAAAGCGGCCGCTGGTCTGATCGCGGAGCTCGCGCAGCGCGACACCGCTGTCGATGCCGGTGGGCTTCGCGGACGTCGCCGCCATCTGGGACTGGCCGAACCCGCGATACGCGCCGTCCTTGGTGTTCTCGAGGCGTTGATACGTCTCGGGCGACACGGCCGGCGGGATGACCGTCTTGGGGTACTCGCCGCGGACGATCGCCTGCATGCCGATCTTCGTGGCCTGCATCGACATGTTCGCGTCCGCGGGACGGATGAACGTCGTAGGAACCGCGAGCTGGTCGAGCTGGCGATCGATCTGCCACTGCGTCTTGTTGACGACGAGCTGGTGACCAGCGATGCGCTCGGCGCCGCTGATCCCGTAGTAGCCGCCCGCCCGGTGCTCCCAGACCATGCGGGCGACCGGGAAGAAGTCCTCGTCCCACTCTTCGTCCACGAGGTCGAGACCGTCGGCGCACTTCACGTGGCGTCCGGGCTTGTAGTTCTTCTGGCCCTTCTTGCCGATCGGCAGGTACCAGCTCTCGATGACCGTGACCTCGTTCTCGTTCGACTGATAACCGACGCGTCGTCGGATGTCGCGCACGCGGCCGCCACCGAGCGCTTCGATCTCGTCCTCGAGCTTGGGGAACTCGGCCTTGAGCTCCTCCTTCGGCGTGTTCGACATCCGGTGGTGCAGCTGCATCGGCTTGCGCCCGTACCGGGTCTCGTTCTCGTCGACGATGATGTCGTCGGGGTAGACGTGCTCGACCTTGAGTTGGTTCCAGCGGTTCCAGCTGACCTTGACGAACCCGGCGCCCTTCTTCGCGGCCTCTTTGAAGCCACGTTGCGCGGGTTCGGCGACGCCGAGCAGCGCCATCAGGCCCTCGCAGTACCACTCGAGATGGCGCGCGGTGCGCTGGGTTGACCAGTCGGCGTCGTCGGTCTGGATCCGAGGCCGCACATCGACCGAGGCGATTCCGGCGCACACCGAGTCGACGCAGCTCGCGATCACGTTGTCCGTGATCTCGCCGAGCTTGCGGTTCGTGCCGTCGGACGTCGAGATGTTGCCCGGGTCGTAGAGGACCTCGAGCTTCACGAACCGGTCGTAGATCGTCGACTGCCGTTGCGTGACCTCGGCCACGTGGCGGAACAGCGGGTCGTTGACCTGCTCCTCCTCGGCATCCTGCCATTTGTCGGAGGTCGTCATTTGTCTTCGTCGCTATCGGGCGGCGTACGGTCCGCGAGACCGGGCAGCGGATCGCCGGGCTCGAGGCCGTACGTGCGCGGATCGTCGAGCGGATGCACGCGCGGCTGGGCATCGTTCTTGGTCGTGCCGGTCGCGCTCTCGAGCTCGACGGGCGCCAAGTGCGCGCGAAGCCTGAACACCGCGACGTCATCGAACTCGGCGCTCAGATCGAAATCGAGGACTCCAGCCGCGCGCAGCGCCGGTGCGCGCTCTTCGAGCAGCAACAAGAGCTCGTCAGGCGTCGTCCTCATCCGTTACCAAACAGATCAACATACGTCCCGTCGGACACCAAAGAGTCGAACTCCCCGCGGGGCGACTCCTCCGGAATCCCGAGGCCTTGCGGGTCGACGTAGTTATTCGCGTTCGCCGCCGTCGGCGCTGAGCCGGCCGTGCCGTTCTCGAACAACGTGGCGATCAGCCGGCGCCCGTAGACAAGGCAGTCGCTCGAGTGGTTCGCCTGCGCCGTGTTCTCCTTCAGGCGGCCGTTCTCATTCGTCGCCCACTGCAATCCGAGGAGCTGGATCTCGAGCGGCGAGTCCTTGATCACGAGGATGCGCCCGTCGTAGAGGTCGCCGTTCACGAGCTCGATCGCGCCGAGCTTGTAGTCCTGCTTCTTCTCTGCCTTCGTTGCGAGGATGCCGTAGACGTTGCCGAGCTCGTCGATGTGCGCCTGATCGGCGTCCCACACGATGCCGTCGGGCCAGCCGGTCAGGCCGAACACGCCGCCGTACGGATCGACCGGCTTTCCGGTGAGCATGCGCTCGACGGCATCGGCACCGATGAGGAGCTGCGCGATCGGCTTGGCGTGGAGCTTCGTCTTTTCGAAACAGAACACGTGCCAGATGCGCCGCTTGATGTCCGCGGGCGCGTAGGCGAACACGTTGCACGCGAACGGATCGGAGTGGCCCTTGTCGTTCGCGACCGCGAAATGAAACATGCCGAGGTCCTTTGGCAGCGCCGCGATCGCGGCCTTCAGCGCGAGCATTCCCTCGAGCGTCTCGCCGGCGAACGGGTCCCACTGGTTCCACACCGTCCCCGCCGGCCCGCGCTCGTCGCCGTCCTGGAGATGCGCCGTGTACTGGAACACGTTCTCGGTGTTGTCCGCCGCCCATTCACCCTCGTACTCGCGGCGCCAGATCGGGTTCTTGTCGCTCCACTGCTTGTTGGCCTTCTCGATCAGGGCCTCGGCCCAGAGCTTGATCTGCGCCGGGTACAGCTTCTTCGCGTTCGGTAGCTCGACGATGTAGCGCAGGCTCCACGCGTGCGAGCTCCACCCCATCCAGCCCTTGTGCTCGGGCTTCTTCCGATCGGCGTACGGGCGGTGTTGCGGCGAGCCGCGCCGCGTGGCGTCGTAGAACGGGCCGCGCAGGATGTGACCCGGCGACCCGCCGAGCAGGATGCAGCCCTCACGCTCGCCGAGCCGCGGGCCGACGATGCGATCGATCAGCCACGTCAGGATCTCGGGGTCGAACGAGGCTGACTCGTCGATCTGGACCTCGTCGAACGGCTGGCCGCGGAGCTTTTCGATCTCCTTCTTGTCCTCGGCCCCGACCATCCGGTACGTCGAGCCGGTGCGCTTGCAGGTCGCGGTGTACGAGCTCTCCGAGAACTCGAAGTTCTCGGTCTCGCCGAGCTTGTTGATCAGCTCCTTGAGCGGCTCCCAGTTCAGGTCGCGCGCGGTCGGGCGCGATAGAGCGATGTAGATGATCCGAGCGCGATGCTTCTTCGCCATCTTGCGCAGCGCGCGCGCTCGCATGACGGTCGTCTTGCCGGCGCCGCGGCCGCACAGGATCGAGACGCGACGATGCGGATCGAGCGCGGCGTCACGCTGCTTCGGACTGCAGGCGCCGATCAGCCGATCGCTGAGCCCCTCGGCCCATTGATCGTCGATGCCGATCGCACTGCGCTTCTTCGCCGCGCTGCGTGACCAGGGCTTGGCCTTCTTGCCGCGGCCCATTGCTCGAGCGCCGACTACGGCAGCAGGGGCTCGGCCTGCGTCACCATCGACTCGTGGACCATCACGGCGCGCGTGTAGCTGCCGTCACCCTTGTAGAACGTCACGACGTGGTGGCGCAGATGCGGAATGAAGTAGACGGTCCAGCGATCGCGGTTGGATGGCGCCTTCGGATCGAAGACCACCGTCGCTCCCATCGTCTTGCCCGGGATGCCGACCTGATTGCGCTGCGAGTCGATGTGCAGCGCCTTGATCGGGATGACCTCGCCGGGCTTGTACAGGAGCAGCCGCGCCGCGGGCGTGACCTCGGGCTTGGTATCGGCGGGCTTGTCGGTCGCTTTCTCGGTCGGTTTGTCGCTCATCGGGTGCTCCTCTGCAGGAAGGGGTCGTCCTTCGCGTAGCGCCCGAGCTCGGGTCGAAACTTCGCGAATGGAATCTTTCGCGACTCGACGAGGTGTGTGACCACCTCGGTCTTGCACGCGTAGTGGAAGCTGCGGCGGGGATGGATGTCGCTCGCCACGAGCAGCGCGCGGGCGTAGCCGGCGCCGCGGTAGGCCTCTTTGATGAACACGTAGAACACGACGGGGATGCGCCGCTTCGCGTCGGCGCAGCAGTAGCCGTAGATATCCGCGGCCGGTCCCACGCTGTCCTCGAACGCGACAACCGTCCGGACGTCCCGGCGACCGAGCAGGCGCTCGACCTGCGGAATCATCACGCCGAACCAGTCCTCGACCGCGATCATCCCGGCCTGATGCGCGTGCTGATACGAGCTGACCCAGCTGTCCACGATGAACCGCCGGTCGGCATCGGTCGCTTCGCGGAATGCGAGCGTCATCGTCGGAACACCTTTGCCCAGGGGCGAAGATCCGTCTCGCAAGCCGCGGGATCGAGATCGCGGAGCGCCTTGATGCTGAGACCGATACGGGCCGCCATCTACGCGTCCGCGTCCTTGCGCCGCTTACGCATTTCGTCGCGCCAGAGCTTGGTGCGCTTCTTCTTCCAATCGTTGTACGGCATGCCGTCGGCGAGGTCCTGCGTGTCGAGCGCGAGCGCATGCGGCGGCAGCTCGCTCGTGCCGCGCACGACCTCGCCGACACGGACGCGGCCAGCGACCGCGGAGATGCGGTACTCGGACTCGATCTCGCACGCCCGCGTGCAGGGCTGGCAGTAGAGCTCGACGAGCTCGCCGCAGTCACGACAGAGCCCCAATGCGTCGGGCTTACACATGGCCAGCATCGGGCACGGCTGAGCTTCCGGCGGGTCGCCGTTCTCGGTCCTGTCGACGACGCGATCGAACCGGCCGTGAACCGGGCACTCGTACTCGGCCACCATCGGCGCGCGGCCGCCGCGGAAGTTGATCCGGAAGGCCATCAGTCGGCCGCCTTCAGGAGCTTCGGCGCGTAGTGATCGTCGTATGCCGAGTTCAAGACCACCTCTCCGTAGGTGATATCGGCGGTGCGGCGGCGCGCGAGCTCGCGATCGTAGCGCCTGCGCCTGAACGGGCGCCACCACCCTGGCCGCGTGCCGAGCGCCGCGATGTACGCCGACCGGTACGCCTCGATCTCGTTGAGCCGAATCGTCACGAGCTCGGCGACCTCCGCAGGATCTTCGACCCAGACCCAGCGCGGCTCTGAGACGTCGCCGGCGTACAGCGACGAACCCAGCACCAGGACGAGCGCGCCGTCGGGGTCGCTTTCGAGGTGCATCACCATGTGGGTGCGCGCGTCCTGCTGGTCGGAGTTCGGCGCCTCGGTGAGACAGATGATGTCGCCGACGGCGACCGTCGGGCGCTCGCCATCGCGGAACGTCACCGTCGGCCCGTTCTTCAGCGCCGCGATCTCGTTGATCGGCTTCACCGAGCGCCTCGCTTGCTCGCCTGGCGTTGCTCGATGATCCACTCCATCTCGAGGCGCTCGTGCGTGGTCATGCCGTCCGCTTCGGCGGCGTCGGCGATGTTGTTCTTCGTGAGGATGTCGCGAAACTTCCGGCTCGCCGGGTCGTTCTCCCAGGCCGCCTTCGCTTCGGTGATCACCTTCGCATCGATCTCGGGCTTGCTCATATGCGGACCCACTTCCAGCGCGACCACGACCACCGGGTCGACGCGAGCGTGATAGAGCCTTGCTCCTGGTCGATGGCGACCACGATGCTCGGCGGATACCGCCACCAGGTCAGACGACGCCAAACGCGGCGCGCCCGCGTCGGCGGCGGCGGATCCCCGGGGAAGGCGAGCGCGATCGGCGCGCCGAGATAGAAGCTGTAGGCGTCCGTCGGTTCGACAAGCGTGATGGAACCCTTCACGCGAGCACGCTCCCGCCGGCATCGAACGATGAGACGTCGCGCAGTAGCCCGGCGCGTTGTTCGCGCGGCAGTTGCCGCAGGTACGCCATCACGTCCTCGTAGCGGAGCGCGCCGATGCGCTTGATCTCAGCCGCCTCGCCCTTGCGGAGCTCGGCGCCGACGGCGGCCGCCTTTTGCGCGAGCCACGCGATGCGCGATGTCGGATCGTGCTCCGTCGGTTTGATCGAGCCCGACTTGATGCCGCGAATCTCGGCCAAGATCGCATCGAGGCTCTCGCGGAAGATGGTCTCGGTGACGTCTTCGATCTTCGCGAGCGGCGCGGCCGGCGGCGGCGCCTTCTTGGCCTTCTTCGACTTCACGACTCGTGAACCTCGAAGAGATGCGCTTCGATCCCGGAGTGCATGCTGATCGCCGTGCCGATGTACTCGACGTGAACGCCGGGTTTGCTCTCGATGTGCTTGCCGGTCGGCACCACAACGAACTGGCGGTTCATCAACGGCCCGTCGCTCGTCGTTTCGATGAACATGACGAGCTGTTCGTCGAACTCCGGCTCGCCGCCGCGGGTGATGAGACGCTGCGAGAGCACGAACGCGAGGCCGCGCGGCTTCGCCGGGCTTCGGATCCGCATCGAGAGCTCGTTGCCCTTGCTCAGATCGAGCGGAACCTTGCCGATCGCGACCTTCATCGACCTTTATCTCCGTTTTCGGGGGGGAAATCATGCGGGCGCCTCCATACGACCGCCGGCCCACCCCCCGTCGCGGGTTCCACCCCCGGGTGGGTGCCGGCCCCCGATCCCCCGGCCCATCGCACAGCAGCCGCTCGAGCGAGGTGACGATCGGCGCGAGTCTCGATCTCGATCGCGTATTCGTCGAGGTCCTCGACGCATCGGATGTCGTTGGTGGTGAGGTCTCGGCCCTGATGGATCGCGGCGTGGAGCGCGTCGCCGGCGACGAAGCCGAACCGTCGCTGGCAACACTCGGCCGCGACTGCGATCGAGTCAGCGAGCGCGTCGCTGTCCTGGTAGTGGATGCGAACGATGCGGACGCACTTCGTGCAGACGATGCGCAGCGGATTCGGAATCGAGCTAGCCACCGCTGCCCGACTCCTTCATCAGCATCACCGCTGTCGCACGGTGATCCGGCTCGCAGACCGTGGCGCGTTTGACGTCGTAGGTGACCTTCACCAGGTCGCCCGTCTCGGCCGCCTTCTTCAGCGTCGCGACGTCAACGTGGTTATCCACGACAACGATGACATCCTCTTTCGACATCGATCCGGTGCCATTGCGGACGACGCCGAGGCTGATGTCCGCGGTTGTGTAGTCGCCGCAGATCAGCGGAGTGACGTCGATGACCTTCTTGACCTGGCCAACGAGCTCGTTGTTGCGTGCTTCGAAGCCACACGAGCAGAGGAACAGGAAGAGAACGAGGTGTTTCATCAGCGAGTCCTTTCGTTGCGTTCGGTCCGATCGGCGGCGATAGCGCGCTTGCGCTGATGGGAATTGGTGGCGAGCTGCGCGACCTCGAGGTCGTCCTCGCGGCAGCGCTTGAGCGCTCGCTCGACCTTGCTGGCGTGTGCGATCGCGTTGCGACGCAGTCGGCGGCGCAGGAGCTTGTCGCCGTAGCGACGAACGACGACGCCATCCCTGGGCTTCGTCGCGGGATCGAATCTACGACCGATCGACAGTCGCCATTCGGTCTTGATCGCGCTCATGGTTCCCTCGCGTTTTCGTGGCAGTAGAAGAGTCGCAAGACGAAATGCGGCGCCGCTCCATCGTCCGTGGGCAGCACGATGCAAGCGATTCGTTCATCATCCGCGACCATGTGAGGAACGTCGCCGAGCCTCCACATGCGCCCTGAGCCGTGGGTCTCGAATACGCTGCGAATCATCGAGCGCGTCGCGTCCACGAGTGCCTGTCGATCGCCGACCAGCAACGCGCAATACCGCTCGTGACGCCGGAGCCGGATACGCTGCAGGCCGCTGTCGTCTGTCGTCTCTAGGAACTCGCCGAGCGCTTCGCTCTCTTGAACCGATAGCCCGTGTTCCGCGAGCTCGCGGCGGGCCATCTCGTGTGCGAAGAACATCTCGTCGCGGATCTGCTCTTCAACCTCTGAGAGTCTCGAGAACGTAGACGCGTAGACGGCGCCGCCAACCTGTCGTTGGAAGAGCTCGTTCAACGTCTCGACAGGACCGTAGAACCTCATGCTTGCGCTCCACTCGCCGCGCGATTGCACGCGCGGCACACCTTGCCGCCCTCCGGCGTGCGAACGCCGAGCAGCTCCAGGTCGTGGCCGTTCTTGCAGAGCTTGCGGTTCGCCTGCCACCGCATGCTCTTGCGGAGCTCGTTCTCGCGCTTCGTCACCGGCTCGAGGTGATGCAGCGCGACGCACCACGGCCGTCGACACGCATGATCGAGCGCGTGACCATCGGGGAGCGGCCCGTGCTCGTCCTGCCACACCGCGAGATAGGCGGCGAATGGCTTGCCGCCACGGAACGTCAGCGCGCGGCCGTCGCGCTTGTCGCGCCTGCCGAGCCAGAGCTCGCAGCCGAACACCGGGTCGAGCTCGGTGACGTTGGTGTCAGTCACTCTCGTCACCTGGGTCGTGGTCGATGTGGACGATCAGCAACTTCCCGGAGCTGCCGAACCACCTGTCGCCGACGCACTCACAGCCGATGAACACAATCCCCCAGACGGTGATCGCTGGACAGATGGCTCCACAGAAGATGCAGACCGCGTGCATCAACACGGCTCCCATCGGCCGTTTGTGATGTGGCCGTGTGCGCCGCATCCGCCCGGGCAGAGCAGCGAACCGACGATGGTGATGTGCTCGGAGTCGTCGGGGCCGCCTGCCGAGAGAACGTGGCCTGTGGAGCGTTGGTCCGGTTTGAAGTAGAGGTAGGACCAGGCGCGACAACCTGGGTGCTTCCAGTGCAGGCCATTGCCGCCGTCGATCCAGCGAATCGTGACGCCGTGCCCGATGTCGATGTCCTTCATCGAGTCCTCGGTTCGCTCGCGTCGATCATCTCGTCGAGGTAGCGACGAACGAGCTTGAGCCGCGCGATCGGTTCGATCAGCGCGGTGCGCCGCTGGTAGCCGTACATCGGGCTCGCATTCAGCGCTGCCATCTCGTCGCGCGCGGTGGTGAGCTCGCGGATCGCGTGGTCCAGGTCCTTGACGTGCCCTCGCAGGACAACGCTCTTACGATGCGCACTCGCATCGCGGGCCACCATCACATCGTAGGTTGCACTACCTGCGACGATTCACCGAGCAGTCGAACACGGTGCGCGTGGAAACCGGGGACGCGTGATCCCCGGTTTTTCTCCGACGGACCGGAACTGGACGATTTTGTCCATTCTCCGATCGGTCGCTGTTGTGGGTTTTGTTGCGGTTGCATCGCAGCAGACCCGCGCAACCTCCGGAACATCCACACACGTCCTCACGCATGTCCGCTCCGCTGTATCAGCGCTGTTCACGGCACCTATCGCCGTGTCTTACCTTACGAAATCACCCATTCTCGACGGTATAACGCGTGAGTGGTGGTTCAACTCGACGACGTACAAGCGCTGACCCGAAATCACTACGGGAGCGGGGACTCCGGATCGGGTTGTGGAGGCCCTGTTGAGGCAGCGCTTCGGGAGCGGTCGGCGCCGCGAGCTCCGCGAGCCGGCCGGCGATGACGCATTGCGCGGTTTCGGCGCCGAGCCGGTAGGCCTCGGCCAGCGCGAGACCTTCAGAGCAGCGATTGCAGTGACCGAGCACCATATCGAGCTCGGCCTGGAGCTTCTTGTCACCGAGGATCGGCAGCTTCGCTCGAGCGGCGCGCAGCGCCTGCTTCTTCGTGATCCGTTCGGGCTTCATGTACGCGGCGGCGCCTCGAGCTCGACCTTCGCCGAGCGACCGTGACCAGCCGGGATATCGCGAACGCGAGTCCAGCCGGCCATGAGGTAGCAGTGGCCCGGCAGGTTGTGCTTCGACCGACGCTTGGCGGTCGCCGCGATGTCGACCTCGGTGCGTAGCGGCACGTGCGGCAGACCGCCGTACGTCGCACGCCACTCGCGGTAGGTCGCGTACGTGGCATCCATGATGAGCGTGCTCGAGAGCGTGCCGCTGCAATTGCGGAAGATCGCGTTGCGCCATCGCCATGCGCCGACCGGATCGAGATTGAAGAGCGCGCCCCACGTCGCGCCGCCGTTTGGCCCGCGGTGATAGAGCACGATGCACTTGCCCGCGGCGAGGAAGCCATCGGCGCCCGGCGTCTGCCTCGAGTAATGCCCATCCGCGAGTTCGGCCGACAGGCTGTCCTCGCGCGGTGCGCGAGACCACAGCGACGTCACAGGCCAATGCATCGCAAGCTGCGCTCGCATTAGTCGTCCTCCTCGGAGAGTACCGGCGGCAACGCCGGCGGCGCCGCCGAACTCGGCACGAGTGGGTAGTCGAGCGCCGCGACCGCGGCGTGATGGGCGAACCCCGGCGCGAGGTGGGCGTAGACCTCGGTCTGCTTGATCGAAGCGTGGCCGAGCAGCTCCTGGACGACCTTGAGTGGCACGGCGCGCATCACGAGGTGGCTTGCGTACGTGTGGCGGAGCATGTGCCACCCGGTGATGTCGAGCTTCGCGACGAGCGCGGCCGCTTCGATGCCGTGTTTGCAACCGCTCTGGCTGCGCGGGCGGTTGTAGACCGGCTTGCGCGAGCGGTTGTCGACGGAATGCCAGACCCACTTCGAGTCGCGCGGCATCGCCGTCAGGCACTGGTAGGCATCCTCGGTGAGCGGGACCGACCTGCCCTTGCCGCTCTTCGTCGAGCTCGCTTCGACATCGGGACGGCCGGGCTCGTTGCGCGAGACGCGGATCACGCGGCGTTCGAAGTCGATGTCCGTCCACTGCAGCCCGCGGAGCTCGCCGATGCGCAGCCCGGTGCGGAGCGCGACCAGGATCATCGACTGCCAGGCCGGCTTCGCCGCGGCGACCAGCGCGGCCGCGTCCGCGTCGCTGAGGAACCGGATCTCGTTCTCTTGGGTGTCGGTTGGCATCCACCGGAACTTCGGGACCTCGACGAGAATCTTCCATTCGAACGCGAGCGACAGCATCCGGCGCAGCGTGCCGAGGCGCGTGTTGGTGGTCGTCGCCGCGGTGCCCTTCTTCGTCCATGCGAGCTTCAACTCGTCGATCTCCATCACGCCGATGGAATCGAGACGGCGCGGCCCGAGCGCGGGCACGACGTGGAGCTCGAGGTGGTAGCTCTGGGCCTCGTGCGTGAGCGTCGCGGTGTGGGCCTTCTGGAACTCGAGGAAGCGTTCGACGAAGTCAGCGACCGTCGGCATGATGCCGGTGAACACGCGGCGCTCGAGCCGCTTGAGCATCTCGCGCTCCATCGCGATCGCCGCGGCGCGCGTGTTGTTGCCCTTCGCGGCCGAGCCGCTGTACGGCTTGCTGGCGAACTCGCCGCGGAACCGCCACCGGC